TTTTATGAGGCAATCCGCATTATCAAAGAAATGAGGAGGAAAACCAATGGAAAACAACCGAGATATATCGTGTGGGAAAACGTCCCCGGCGCTTTCAGTTCCTGCAAGGGCGAAGACTTCCGCTGCGTCCTCGAAGAGGTCGGTAAAATCGCAGACGAAGAGTTTTCAGTGCCTACTTGCAACGGGTGGAAATCCGCAGGCGTTATCGTGGGAAGCGGATTCAGCATTGCTTGGCGAGTATTGGATGCACAATACTGGGGAGTCCCCCAACGAAGACGCAGAATCTACCTTGTCGCAGATTTTGGAGGCACGGGTGCAGGAGAAATATTATTTAAGTCCGAGGGCTTGTCAAGGTATTCTCAACAGGAGTTCCGCACGTGGCAAAGAGCTGCCAACGGTTTTGAAGAAGGCGCTCACACGGCAGGCATCGGTCTTGACGGGTACAACGGAAGCGTAAGTGATAAAGCGGCAACGCTCGGCGTTAACTGCGGTATGTCCACAGGTCGCAACGGCGTGGTTCTTAATGACCAAGGCGGCAATCGTATGGATATTACCGAAGAGGTAACGTGTACGCTCCGTGCAGAGGCGCATCATCCGCCTTGCGTACTTGAAAAGCAGGTCTACGAAAACCACTCGCAGGATACAAGGTACACGGGGCCTCTCGACACTGCCCCGACAGTGATGTCCACCTACGGCACGGGCGGTAATAATCAACCTTTCGTGGTTGACGGCGAATATTGGAACGGAGAGAAGGTCGCAGGAACGCTCACCGCTAAAAACGCAGGCGGTAATCAGCGTATGCCCGACAAGGACAACTTCAACTGCGTAGTTCAGCCTTTTGGGTTCTGCTCCAAGGACTCCAACGCAATGCGCTCGTCTAACCCGAACAGTGGCGTTTATGAGGCAAAAACCGCAAAAACTGTCGATTGTAATGGTGGGAATCCCACTTGTAATCAGGGCGGGATTGCCGTTGTCTGCGTAGACCAAGGCGGAGGCAAAAGCGGATGCGGTGTTTCGGAGGAACTTGCGCCGACCCTTGCGTGTACCCACGGCGGAGAGCCTGTGGTATGCATTCAAGGCTCTGTTATCGGCAGAGATGACAAGAACGGCCCACAAGGTAGCGGTGTAAAAGAGGACGTTTCCTTTACGCTTAACACCATTGACCGCCACGCAGTTTTTGCAATGACCACAGGCAGTTTTACGCAGGTGGAAAAGGAAAAATCCCCAACACTTATGGCAAGGGACTATAAAGACCCCAACGCCATCTGCTATGGCTTTGACCCAAGTGCCTCCCGTGACCTCGGTCAGTATTTCAACGAAAATATGGGCAACACAGTGGTCAACGGCTCTTGTCCCGGACACCACAACGGCGTTCTGGATGAAAACTTTACTGTCCGCAGGTTAACGCCCACCGAGTGTGCAAGGCTCCAAGGTTTCCCCGATAGGTGGTGTTCAGATCTTGAAACCGCAGAACCTCTCGAGGAAGATATCGCCTTTTGGAGCGAGGTATTTGAAACGCACCGAAAGGTTGTAGGCGGCAGCACCAAGCCAAAGACCAGAAAGCAAATTATAAAATGGCTCAAGTCCCCGCACAGTGATAGCGCAGAGTATAAAATGTGGGGCAACGGCGTGGCGCTCCCGTGTGTATTTTTCGTGCTTGCGGGCATTGCTTGGAAAGCGGAAAAAGACACATAAAATTATCAATTATCTGCGCAAAATTGCTGGATATATATCTCTTTTAGAGGTAATATACACATACCAAAAAAGTAAAGGAGATAGGCTATGCAAGATTTTGTAAAAAGGCTCAAAGAGCGTTACCCTAAAGGCACGAAAGTTCGTCTGCTCGGTATGGAAGACATACAAGCACCGCCCGTTGGAACGCTTGGAACAGTGATGTTCGTTGACGATATCGGCACAATCCACGTAAGGTGGGAAAACGGCTCTTCACTCGGTTTAGTGTGGGGTGAGGATTCCTTTGAGGAGGTGCGCAGTGAAAACTAACAAAATATACGGCGTAGGCGCAGATGCGATTATCGAACTGCAATTTGAAAAGGAACTCGACTATCCCGAGGCGGTGTGGGTACGACTTTGCCAAAAGCACTATCCCAACGAAAAAATCACCGCCGTTTACGATGCCAACACGCATCACATTTGCAAATACTGCGGTGGCGTTGCCAAAGGTATTGACGAGGATATCCTCTGTAGCGAGTGCCGAGAGTGTTTCGGTCACGCTTTCTTTTCAGAACTGTGAGGTACGCCTATGACCGAAACCATAAAAAAGCAGATTTTGGAGGTTCGGGATACGGGGCTGACCAATATGTTTGATGTCCGTACAGTTTCGGAAATAGCCGAGATGATGGGACACCACGAACTTGTGGAATACCTCACCGAGCATAGAGGCGAATACGCCAAATTCATACTCACGGGCAAAACGGAGGATTAAAATACAAAACAGAATATGGAAAGGAGCCTTGATAGGCTCTTTTCTCGTTTATAAAGGAGGTGGGGGCTACGAGAAAACTAAAAGGATACAAGCCGACCAAGTTCAAAGCCAAGGACTCGTACTACGATAAAGCCTCCGCCGATTTCGCCGTAAATTTTATTGAATGCCTCTGCCATACAAAAGGCACGTGGGCAGGAAAGAAATTTGAACTTATCGATTGGCAGGAACAGATAATCCGTGACCTTTTCGGTGTTCTGAAACCCAACGGCTACCGACAGTTCAACACGGCATATATAGAAATACCGAAAAAACAAGGCAAATCAGAGCTTGCGGCGGCAATTGCACTCCTGCTTACCTGTGGTGACGGAGAGGAACGCGCCGAGGTATATGGTTGCGCTGCTGACCGACAACAAGCGAGTATCGTTTTCGAGGTCGCAGCGGATATGGTAAAAATGTGTCCCGCCCTTGCAAAGCGTGTAAAAATACTCGCATCGCAAAAACGAATTATCTATCTACCGACAAACTCCTTTTATCAGGTGCTTTCGGCAGAGGCGTACTCAAAGCACGGCTTTAATATCCACGGCGTTGTTTTCGATGAGCTTCATACGCAGCCTAACCGCAAACTCTTTGACGTTATGACCAAGGGTTCGGGCGATGCCCGTATGCAACCGCTATATTTCCTTATAACAACGGCGGGAACGGATACAAAATCCATTTGTTACGAAACTCACGAAAAAGCAAAAGATATCTTGGAGGGCAGAAAAATCGACCCTACCTTCTATCCCGTAATTTACGGCGCAGATGAGGGGGACGATTGGACAGACCCCAAGGTATGGAAGAAGGCGAACCCTTCCCTTGGAATTACAGTAGGAATCGACAAGGTAAAGGTGGCGTGTGAGAGCGCAAAGCAGAACCCCGGCGAAGAAAACGCATTCAGGCAATTACGCTTAAATCAATGGGTAAAGCAAGCGGTGCGTTGGATGCCGATGGATAAGTGGGATGCCTGCGCTGCCGACATCGACCCCGAGAGCCTTCGTGGGCGTGTTTGCTACGGCGGGCTTGACCTATCGTCTACTACGGACATTACGGCGTTTGTGCTTGTTTTTCCGCCTACTGCGGAGGATGATAGGTATATAGTTCTGCCGTACTGTTGGATACCAGAGGACAACATCCCTTTGAGGGTTAATCGAGACCACGTTCCGTATGACGTATGGGAACGCCAAGGACACTTGATGACCACCGAAGGCAATGTTGTGCATTACGGCTTTATTGAGGCTTTTATCGAGGAGCTTGGCAAAAAATACAATATAAAAGAGATTGCTTTCGATAGGTGGGGTGCGGTTCAGATGTCACAGAACCTTGAAGGTATGGGTTTCACTGTCGTTCCCTTTGGACAGGGTTATAAAGATATGAGTCCGCCAACGAAGGAACTGATGAAACTGACACTTGAAAAGCGCCTTGCGCATAACGGACACCCCGTCCTTCATTGGATGATGGACAATGTTTTTATACGCACAGACCCCGCAGGCAATATCAAGATGGATAAAGAAAAATCTACCGAAAAAATCGACTGCGCCGTTGCTACTGTTATGGCACTTGACCGCGCTATAAGGTGTGGTGGCGGTACGGAAAGTATCTATAATGAGCGTGGAATAATTGTGCTATAAAATTGATACTTTTCTTTGAATTCTGCCCAAAATCACTGGATATATATCTCTTTTAGAGTTAATATGTGTATACAAAAAACAAAGGAGATTTACTATGAAAGTGACGATGGTAAGAAAAGCGCCGAGCGCAAAGAAATGGCTTGAAGATTGGGGCGGGAGCGTGGTTGAGGTTGCAACCGAAAAGACCATAACCCTTCAAAGGAGCGAGTTCGAGGCTTTTGCAAACGACATGCTTGACGAATACGCTTTTATAACCGAAAACAAAGACCTTATGAGAGTGGACGAAAACGGCGTGTGGCACTGCATCAAAGTGGTTTGCGCCACGATGCCATACTGCATTTTTGTAAACTCCGAAGGCTGCGATTACGCAAGATACACGGGTATTTACGTGGAGGTGCGCTAATGACAAGGTTTGAAAAGGATATGAAGGATGCCCTTGAGGGCAACGAAATCGAGGTTCTAAAAAGGCGCAAAGCGGAAATTGAACGCCTTACCGCCGAGGGCAAAGGTTGTAAGAACGGCTTTCGCAGAGAATGCATAGCGCAAGAGGTTGCAAGATTAACCGCAGAATACAACGCAATCAGCGAATTATTCTAATATAAACACAATTTAATACGATAAGCACTTACCGAAAGGTGGGTGCTTTTTTCGTACAAAAACGGAGGTAAAATGGGACTTTTTTCAAAAAAGCGTAGCCGTGATGCGCCTGAAACAAGGACGGCTCCAAGCAAAGAAATGCAGGAGTTTATACGCGGTGTCGATGTGGATTACGTGGGCAATTCAAGTGCGGGCGTAAGGGTTGATGAAATGCGGGCAATGCAGACCTCGGCGGTCTATGCCTGCGTCAAAATTCTTGCGGAAACGATAGCGAGTTTGCCGTTGCATTTATATAAAAAAGGCAAAGGCGGTAAAAAGGAGCTTGCGGAGGCGCATCCTCTGCATTCTTGCCTATACGAAATACCCAACGATGAAATGACGAGCTTTGAGTTCCGAGAAACGATGATGACGAGCCTTTTGCTTTACGGCAACGCCTATGCGCGTATTATTCGTAAACAAGGACATGTCACCGAGCTTTGGTACTTAAAACCCGAAAATATGACAGTTGAGCGTGATACGCAGACCAAGAAAATCAAATACACATATACGGACGATGTAACGAATCAAACCTTCGTATACAAGCCAAATCAAGTCTTCCACTTGAAAGGTCTGTCCTTTGACGGGATTAAAGGTATCAGCCCCATAGCACAGGCGCGTGAGGCGGTGGGACTTTCCCTTGCCACGGAGGAATATGGCGCTAAATTTTTCGGCAACGGCGCACGTCCGGGCGGAGTGCTTGAACACCCCGGCGTTCTAAAAGACCCCGAAAAGCTCCGTGCATCTTGGAATCAAGTGTACCAAGGCTCACGCAATAGTCATAAGGTTGCCGTATTGGAAGAAGGTATGAAATACCATACCAT